GCCGGAACTAAAGACACATATGAGAACAAAACAAGGTTAAATGGTAAATGGGATGTGTTAATGGAAAATCTACGTTTTTTAAGTACCCAGAATCACATTATTGAGGAGTTTGTGTTATCAATGGTTGTTAGTAAACACAACTATAAAGAAATGTATACATTTTACGAATTGATAACAAACATATTTAAAAATTCAAATTTTAAATGGGGACTATCAATCAACTATAGACAATTGGTTGATTGGGGCACATTTTCTAAAGAAACATTAGAAGAATTACAGGTTTTCAACATAGAACACCCTGATTATCAAGATTTTATGTCTGAATTAAAAAAAATACACAACCAGCCGTTTGTTAATCATAATTTCAACCATCTTCTATAGGTTTTTTGATTTTTTTTAGTTATATTAGTAATATGATATACTGGTTAACAGGCCAACCTGGCGCAGGAAAAACAACCTTAGCAAAATACTTAGTGGAATACTTTCCGAAAGATGAGGTTACTCACATCGATGGAGATGACTTAAGGGACATCTTTAAAAACAAGGACTATTCCATAACAGGTAGAAGATTAAACATCCAAAGAGCACAATACATTGCACAATTCATGCATAGTAAGGGACATAATGTTATTGTGTCCTTAGTTTCACCATATCGAGACCAAAGAGAAGAATTTAAATTTAGCACATCGGTTGTTGAGATTTATGTACACACCACAGAAGATAGAGGTAGGAACCAATTTCATGTTGAGGAATATGAACCACCATTAGAAAATTTTATAGACATAGATACAACAATAAAAAACGAAACAGATTCGTATTTTGAACTATTAAAAAAATTATCATTATGATGACAAATGGTATTATCATTGACAATTTTTTAGACAATGTTGATGAAATAAGAGAGGAAGCGTTGTTATTAGATTATACTAAATCATTACCCGAAAGTGAAGGTTGGAAAGGGTTTAGGTGTTTAAATGGAAACATGTTGACACTTGATTTACATGAAAAAATTAAAGAAAAGTTAGTTGAAACTAATATAAAATTTGATAATTGTGATATGAGGTGTTTTTTTCATTATACATTGGAAGAACATAATGTAGGTAAAAAAAACACACATCGTGATTATGGTTTTGATTATGCTGGGGTTTTATACCTAGCACCAAACCCACAAAAAAATTCAGGTACGTCTTTTTATAATGATTTAGGTGAAGAAACCGGTTACTTGGAAAACGTTTATAATAGATTAGTAATTTATCCAGCGAATGAGTTACACTCTTTAAAAGAATCTTTTGGTAACGATATTAATAATGGTAGATTAACTTTCACGTTTTTTTGTAAATTAAAAAATAACAATATATGAGTAAGAAATATGCAATGTACATCGGTAGGTGGCAAAATTGGCATAAAGGTCACGAATGGTTGATCCGTCAACAAATGGACCAAGGTAAGAACATATGGGTAGCTATTAGGGATGTTGAAGTTGACGAGAACAACCCTAAAACAGCTCAAGAGGTTTTTCAAATGTTAATCCAGGAGCCCTTTTTTAACGAGAATTTTGATAAGATTTTACTATCAATTATCCCAGATATTGAATCGGTTAATTATGGTAGAGGTGTTGGTTACGATGTTATTTATCACGAGCCACCGGCGGATGTTGCGGTAATAAGCGGAACTGCTATTAGAACTGGACATATGACCGCTGATGGCTCAATAAAATATGACCAAACAAAAGGATAATGATTGTAGAACGTAAACGACATATAGCCAAAACAATATCCTATCGTATTATAAGCACTATAATAGGTTTCCTTATAATGTGGTGGGTTAGTGGATCTATTAAGATTGGTGCAACCTTTGGTGTGGCTGAATTAGTATACAAACCTATTCAATATTACCTACATGAAAGGATTTGGTATAGATGGATAAAGTTCGGGGTAAAAGATAAAAAATAAGTATTTATATATAAATTAGAAAATATGAGAACAGTATTGATAGGATCAGATTTTATGTACGATAAGGATGGTAATTTAAGACCCATTGAAATAAACACTGCGGTTGGTTGGGATGGTCCCGAAAAAGTCGAGGAAGATGTTGATTGTTTGGATTTAACAAATTTATATCAATTTGTTGAGGATAATAATTTCCAAACGATACATTATGTTGGTGATATTGGTCCATTACACGTGACATTAATGACACATTATAGCGGAAGTTCTGTTACATATGAATTTCACGGGGTTGGTGCAACTTCCATTACAGTTCCATACATAGAAGATACTGAAACGACTTTAATTATTAGGAGTGCATATGACACAACAGCACTAGTGGATGACACATATTGTAAGGATAAAATAGAGTTCATGAATCTAATTAAAGATTCTTCTTTTGGCTCCCAATTTGCGTACATTGACGAAAATAACACATTGGTGTCAAATATCACATCTATAAATGATAACGGCGAACACCCTAATTTTATTTTAAAATCTAGATTTCCAGGTTATGACAAGTTAATTTATCCAAAATTTTTTAAAGTTACAACTCAATCTGAATTAGACACTATAATAGCAAATAATGTTACAAGTGAGTATTTTTTAATGGAGTACCTATGTAACGTCAATAAACTATGGGAAGGGCATTTAACGGTGATAAGAAGTTTAAACATTTTAGTCCCACCAAATTTAGAATCAATTCAAATTGGCCAATATACAAAATTGAATCAAAATATGTTACTAGATAATGTGACATATGATTCAATCACATTTGAAGTATATTCAGATTTCAAAGAGAGTTATAGTACAAACCCACCTACCGGTTTTCAACCTAAATTATTGAATACTGATATGGTAGAAATGGCAGATGGGACATTAAAAACTGCATTGGATTTACAAATTGGGGACGTTATTAAAACAATTGAAATACCAAATGAAAAGGGAACTAGTATAGATAGTTACGTATCCTCCGAATTTGGGCTTACGTACGATACGTTGGTAAGTGATGCAATATATACAACTAATGTCGTAACCAAAAAACAAAAAGTAAACACCTTAACTTTTATAAATGAATTAACATTTGAAGATGCTAGTACCTGGGAAGATACTATGGGCTCAAAGTATTTGATAGACAGAGAAGGTGTGGTTATGTTTAAATCATTATGGGGGATATTTCCAGGAGATGTGGTTATATTATTAGATACTACTGATGATAATATAAATTTTGTAAGAAAAACAGTTACATCAAATATTCAAGTTAAGAGAGTGTTCTCTGGTTGGTTTATTTCAGTTGATACCGCTATGTTATTTTTAACTAAAACAGCCGGGTCAACCAATAACGAATCATATGTTTCAATTGAACATAACCTTATATCTTGTCCCAATTGGACATGTACAAACGCTTGCTGGTCCATCTGTCCATCATGTCCGAAGTATATGTCTTGTCAATCTAATTACTGTTTTCCAGTATGTTAATAACCTTCTTAAATAAATTTAAATAAAAAATGGCAACAATTATATCAAATACAGACATCAATACTTTAAACACCACAATTACAACAATAGGTAGTTTAATTGTAACAGCAAACAGTTAGTATAAAATCTAATAAGTTATTTTATGATACATTTCATACCAAATATTCTTACTAAGGATGAGTGTGAATACTTAACGAATCAATTTGATTTCGAAAGAAAATATCAAATCTCGGCGGATAATGAATATACTGGCACCAATATATCATATGGGTTTGCCCCTTCATTTGCGTTTAATACCTATTTAAATAAATTAAAATCAAAAGTGTTAGAATATAACAATAATTTTGATGATTTATTCAATGTAAACACATTTGTTAGGGAATATATGAACACCTCAATGTTAAAAAAACATTTAGATAGAAAAGACATTAGTGTTACTATGTCTATATGTTTAGAATCCACAATAAATAAAGAATGGCCGTTATGTGCGGAAATCGGAAATAAGGAATATTGTTTCAACACAAATATTGGTGACGGTATTTTATTATTTGATGCGGATAAAATCACACATTGGAGGGAACCCTTAATATGTCTGGAGAAAGAAAGAGTTGTCCAATTTTTTTTACATTGGAAACCTTCTGATTACGTCGCAAAAAAAACAAAATCATTATTATAAAAAAATAAATTATGCCATTTACATATACAATAGAGTCAACCTTTTTAACAAAAGAAGAATGTGATTTAATATTAGATTTTTCATTAAAAGAATTAAAATTAGTACCATCGGAAATTCTTACCAATTACACCGATGGTGGCGACGTTAATACCGATATTAGAAAATCAAATCAAGTATTTTACCCCTATTATAAAAAATTTCCATTTTTATTAGAAAAAATGAGTAAATTATTAAATCAACATATTTTTGTTAAAGGGTTCGATTTAGATTTTAAAGAAAGTCAATTTCAGTTTACTGAGTATCATCCAGGCGGACATTTTGGCTGGCATAGAGATGCTCATGGAAAAAAAATAACGGATTATGACAGGTATTGTTCATTAGTGATACAACTAAATGATGAGTATGGAGAGGGTGATTTACAAATAAAAGATGATCAGAATGGGACCCTAACAGTTGAAAAGGGTACAGGAAATTTGATATTATTTTTATCAAATATTGAACATAGAGTAGTGCCAGTAAAAAGTGGGATTAGATATACACTAGTTAATTGGGTGAAATTAAAACAAAAAAAAGATTATAAAAAAACACTTTTATAGCATGAAAATAAATTTTAAAGAAATATTAAATGCTTGGTATAATGTTATAAATCACACACCAGAACAAAAGGAATTAGCAGATAAAAGATTCGCTATATGTTTAGAATGCCCCTCTAAAATAGAAATTTTAAAAGACAAGAAATGGCTTTTTAAATGTAAAGAATGTGGTTGTCCTTTAGGCGCAAAAGTTTACACTGAAACAACATACCTTACTAAAGACAAATCTTGTCCACTTGATAAATGGAAAGAAGTTGAAATGGAATTTATGAGTAAACATAGTGACACGATTAAATATAAAACTAAAAAAACATTTCTTTAGTTATGGGTTATTTAATAAACGATGACCTTTTATGGGTGATCACCCCTAAATGTGCTAGCGACTCAATAGAAACTGCATTATTAAACTCAAGTTTAAATTTAAAAAAATATAGCGAGCACTTCGAACAACATACCCATATGCATATACCACTAAACGAGTGCTTAACTAAGTTTGGTAAAAAAGAAACAATATGTATCACTAGAGATTGGTTTGAAAAATGGTTAAGTTCATTAAATTTTATTTGGGATTATATAGAATTATATAGTGAATATGAACCAGTATGTAAATGGGAGGACATCAATAATAATGTTATTTATGAGATATTTGATAGCGAATTTGTAAATAAACTTTACTCATTAAATCATACCTCTAATGAAGAATGTTTTTTGAAATTATTAAAAAGGAACACCGAAGATATTATAAACGTACCCAAAGAAATTTATGGAATAATAATAACTCTAATATCTGAACGCTATTGGAAAAGTAATGTAAAATGCACATATGAATTTGATATTAAAAAATTAGACGATTTTGTTAATTTCATTGAAAATAGGTTTGGTGAAAAATTAATAATAGAAAAGAAAAACGTATCTACAAAAAGACCAAATAAATTAATAGTAAATAATGAATTAAAATCTTTTGTTTGGGAAAAATTTGAAAAAATATTTGAAAAAAGAAATCAATTAATTTAATATGGCAACTATTTGGACATTTGGGGATTCATTTACTTCTGGAGACGGGTGTGTAGAAAACCTAAGAATTAGAGACGGCGATTTTAGATATTATAACGAATATAAAAAACTAGGTAGTGATATATGGCCTAATTTATTAGGTAAAACTTTAGGATATGACGTAAAAAATCTAGGAAAAAGTGGTGCAAGTAATGACTATATTTTAGATTCTATTATTGATAATTTTAACATGATAGAACCAAATGATGTGGTGATAATTGAAAAAACATTTTACCAAAGATTTGATATACCTAAATCAACGGGTGATGGGTTTCAAACAATTTACGCTGAAGGACTTTATCAACTTTCTATTGATTTAAAAATGGAAAGATATTCTTGTGAAGATAAATTAGAAATTGAAACGGTATTAAATTATGGTGTTTTATTTTCCGACAATAAATTATTTAAAGAAAGACAAGATAAACGATTTGAATTTATACAAGCACAATTAAATAATAAAACAGATAAAATATTAATATGGGATGTTTTAGATTTTTTAGACGGTAAAATTGAAACGATAGGTCAACACACTGAGGGTAATATAAAAGATTATCATTTTAGTTTTAATGGTCATAAAAGATTTAGCGAATTTCTATACAAAAAATTATATATTAAACCCTCATTAGTTTAAATGTTAGTCGATAAAAAATTTATTTTTATAAGTTTACCAAGATGTGCATCAACATCATTTATGATTACGTGTGTTAAAAACAAAATACCAATAGAGCATTTCAACTCAAACCATGATAATCAGTTGATTAAAATCAATGAATGGGAAAAAATGGGTAATGAAGAATTGGCAGATAGATTAGTACATGCACACGAACCATTACATATGTTACAAGAAAAATTTGGGACGAGCAACCAAATTATTTCAATAAGACGAAATAAGTACGATAGATTTTTATCTTTATGGAAACACATCATAGACGAATTACACAGAATTAACAAACTTGATATTGCTGACATCTTTTCAAAATTAACAACTAATGATCTGTTTGATAATATTAAACCAAATGACATTTATAATTCGGAAAATAGAGTTAAAGTTATTGATAATTTTTTATCTAGGTTAGAAATTTCAAAAGAAGAATCTTACACTAAAAATATGTTAGATATATTGTTTATGCCAGTAGTTGAACTTACAAATAACGACCCAAATATTATCTGGTTTGATATTAACAGTTTGAGAGATTTAGAAAATTGGGTGTCAAAAAAACTAAATAGAGATTTTAAAATGGAAAAAATAAATTCAAGTAAACATTTTAATTCAGTAATGGAGAACGATGATAATTTTAAACAGAAATATGATAATCTTTATAAAGAATTTGACCAAAGAAAAACAACTAAAACATTATTGTAATGGAAATTCAATTTTGGTATAGCGATATTTTACCAAATACAAATATTAGAAATTCAATCGAAAAAATAGATAGTGACATCTTATTTAAAAATATCCACACCGATAAGGTAGATGTTACAAAATTAAATTTTTTATTTTTTTTGTTAGAAACTGAATGGACTAATTCCGATATCCCAAACATAGCGTATACTCATTCTAGTGAATTTATTGAATTACTAATTAAATTACAATCTGAAAATTTCTATTTTATGTGTAATAATTCTGGGGAAGCCGAACTTTGGGTGGATAATTTATCCTTGAATTTTTTTAATTTGTTAAAAAAAAATAAAATTGATTTTAACAGATTAATAATTGTAAATAACGATTCATCTAAAATTGGTATAGGTAAAACAAAATATGGGGATTTTATATTAAACACCTGTTTTTTTCCTAATTTCTTTTTATCTACCTATGAGCATTTAAAGTCATATGTAACTGAATTAAACCCTAACACCATACCTGATAAAAAATTCTTATGTTTAAATAGAAGAATGGGTTATGAAAAATATAAATTAATCGAGAGGTTATATCATATGGGGTTGTTAAATGACACCAGATTTTCTTGGGTAAAAAATAGCACGAATAAAAATCTGTTAAATAAAGAATTACTTAATGAATTAAACATAGATGTTGATAACTTTAACCCTATTCAGTTAGAAGATGATGTAATGTATGGTGCTGATTTAGTTATGGAAAAGTATCTTTACACCATAAACCCCAAATGGTATTATAAAAGTAAAGTTAATATTATATTGGAAACAATGCTATACCCAAATTCAATTCATCTGACAGAAAAAACCTGGAAAGCAATTTATTTAGGTGTCCCGTTTGTTATATATTCACCATCTAAACACTATCTTAAAACCTTAAGGGATATGGGATTCAAGACATTTAATTCTGTGATTAATGAGGATTATGATGAGATGCTAGGTAAAGATAAAATAACACAAGTTATAAAAAGCGCTGAAGAACTGGCTAGTATCTATGACACCCCCAAAGTATTAGATATATGTAGATTTAACCAAGAATTATATTTTAATTTTCAACACAGAAAAAAAATATATAATGAGTTTTTTTTAAATAAAATTTGTGATGTTAAAAACTTAACAATTCCTAAAACATTAATTTAAATGGGTAATAAAATTGATTTAAAAAATTATACGTGTAGTGTGCCATTTACATCATTAGAAATACATAACAATGTTTGTTTTGTGTGCTGTCCATCCTGGTTACCAAACAAAGTAGAACTTAGTGAAATTCCATTAAAAGATGTTTATAATAGCGAACCAATTATTGATATAAGAAACTCGATATTAGATGGTTCATTTAGATATTGTAGTCAAGAGCTTTGTCCTTATTTAAGTAAATTAGTGAAGTATGGTGCGGAATCTGGGCCAGTCACTTTAAAATCAAATTCAAATGTTAATAGCCCTATTGTAAAAAATAACGCACCAGATTATTTGATGATGAATTTTGATAGAACATGTAACTACAAATGTCCATCATGTAGAGTTGATTTAATAGTTGAAAATAGTGAGGGTATAAAACGTGTAGAAAAAACAATAGAGGAGATTGATAATCACTACTCGAAATATGTTAAAACCCTATATATTACTGGATCAGGGGATCCGTTTGTTTCTGTCGGATTCAGAAATTATCTAAGAAATTTTAACCCTAAAAAATACCCAAACTTAAATTCCATACACCTACACACAAATGCGTCTATGTGGAATAAAGAAATGTGGGATAGTATGCCAAACATACACGGATATGTCCACTCTTGTGAAATTAGCATCGACGCTGGTACAAAAGACACCTATGAAAATAAAACCAGGTTGGGTGGTAAATGGGATAATTTAATTGATAATTTAAAATTCATAAGCACTCTACCAATTTCAATTAAAACATCATTTGTGGTTCAAGATTCCAATTACATGGAAATGGGTATTTTTTACAACTTAATGTACTCAATATTTGGTAAAAGAGTAAATGTGTTTTTTGGTAAGATAACTAATTGGGGGACATTTTCAGAAGGTGAATTTAAATTAAAACAAGTATGGGATACGGAACATCCAGAACATGAGTTATTTAAAAAAGAGTTTAATAAAGTATGGAAAAATGAAAACCTTTTTCATAATTTATATGAGTTTATTGACAACACAAATAAAACTTTAATATAGATGAGAATTTTAATACTATCACATACAAGATGTGGTTCTACCACATTATGTAAATGGATATCAAAAGAATTGAATTTTGAAGTAGATTATGATCATTACGATGCTAACACATTTAATTCAATTTTCATTAAAAATAATATAATAAAAAAAATTGTTATCGAAGAATACAATCCACCAAATGAAGTTATTGAAAAATTTGATAAAGTTATTTGTTTAAGTAGGGAAAATAATATTGACAGTGCCATAAGTTTTATTAATGCTGATAACAAAAGCAGGTGGCACGACATATATGAAATAACAAATGAGTGGATTGAAGATAATAAAAATAAAATAATAGAAACTGTTTACAAATATGAACAATTAAAAACCTTATTAAAAAATAAAGATTTATTTCAAATAACGTATGAAAATATGTATATTAATAAAATAGACGTTAATAGAGTTATTAGTTATTTAAACATTGAAAACCCAAAACATTTGGATATGCTTGATTATGATAAAAAATATAGAAAAGACACATATACTTTAACACATGATTTTAAGAGAAAAAATATCATTTAGTAAAGATGAGTGTGATTACATAATAAATTTATCCAAAGAGTTGGATGAACTTAAACCATTTGGTTATGATGACAATGTTAATAAAGAAAAAATAACAATTAGATATTTTGTTTGGGTTATCAATAGAAACAATAAAACCCAATGGATATTTGATAAAATTCAAACGTATTTTATAAATAAAACTAATATAAAGATAAAAAAAGAATTAGATAAAATATATATACACAAATATGACACCGGCCAACAATTTGAAAAACATGCTGACACATATTATAAAACACAAATACACAATGTAGGGGTATGTTTAAACAATGATTATGATGGAGGTGAATTTGTTTTATATAATCCAGAAGAACAATTACCAAAAGAAACGGGTAACATATATACTTTCCCTAGTCAAAGAATACATGAAGTAAAAAAAATAATAAAGGGTGAAAGGTGGAGCATTATTGGATTTTTACATATTGATAATTTAGATTTCCCTAAAAAATTACTAATATGAAAATTGGAATAACAGGACATTCTAACGGAATTGGAAATGACATTTATTCAAATTTAATAAAAGAATATGATGTTATAGGATTTAGTAGAAGTAATGGTTTTGATATTAAAAATACGGATAAAATTATAGAACAATTGGATGATTGTGATATTTTTATAAACAACGCTTACGAAGGAAACTATCAAACAATATTATTTGAATTAATTTTTGATAAATGGAAATTTTTACCAAAAACAATTATTAATATGAATAGCAGTTGTGTGTATCATTCATCCGATTGGTCGCCAGAATATGCAAATAATAAAAAAGAGTTAAAAGAAGTATCTTTAAATGCGATTAGAAATAATAAAAATAAAAAAGTTAGGGTCATAAATTTATATCCATCCACCTTATCAACTCATATGGGGTTTGAAAGTTTAAATAAATTAGATACTGAAAATCTTGCAAAAATTATAAATTGGTTAATAAAACAACCACAAGAAATAGAAATTAGAGAGATGAGTATATATTGTACAACATTGGAGAAAGAATTTAAAACAAATAAATTAATATGAAATCAATAAAATTTTGGAATAAAAGCGGATTCGATGTTGCAACTTATAAATGGAATTTATCAGAAAGACGTAATAAAACATTTAATGGCTCTGGTTCGGATGATAGTGAAACCAATACCTACACATATAATGAACTAGGATTCAGAGGTGATTCAATATACAAGGATGGGTTTAGAATCCTGTCTGTCGGTTGTTCACATACGGAAGGTGTGGGGGTAAATGACTGGGAAACTTGGCCGCATATATTTTCTAGGTTAATACCTAATGGTATTGATTTAAATGCTGGGTTTGGTGGTAGAAGTAATGATTACATTGCTAGGTGTATTGTGTCCTTAATTGACACCTTTAGACCCAATCTGGTTAATCTAATGTACACATACCCCTCAAGAAAAGAATACTACAAGTTTAATGGGGATTTAGAGCCCTTTCATATGACACCCTGGGGATATTTCAAAGAAGATTCGGAAGGTGTTGATGAATACAAGGCAATCGCAAAGATAACCCATGATGAAAATGATTTGATTAATTGGTATAAAAATCATTTATTAATAACCAATTTCCTATCACTAAGAAAAATCCCATACACTTGGAATGGTTCGTTTCTAATGGATGATGTTATTTCAGATAAACATCGTTTTGATGGTGACTATGGCAACTTCAGAGAGTTTTCCGTTGACGGTAAACATGCAACAGGAAAACACAATGAAGAATATGCCAAAAATTTATATGACTTCATTAAGAAAAACTTCCCAATATATATCCCTTAGGGGCTTGGTTTTCTCGCAAATTTTCCTTATTTTAGGTATCAATGAATATTTTAGCACATACATCATTTATTGGTACTACTGGGTATGCCAATCATGCAAGGTCGTTTTTCTGCGCCTTAAACAAGCATCACAAAGTAAGGGTTAGAAACCTTACCATTGGTAATAGTTGGAACGAGTATAACCCTAAACCACACGAGGGTGAATCATATATCACCGATGAGATGAAGGAGATGTTAACCCTTCAAACCTTGTTTAACGCTGATGGGTCAACTAGTGATTATCCAATTTATAATTTTAAAAAAGATTTTGTTCCAGATGTTCACATTGTTTTGGTGGAAACCGACAACATATATTTTTATCATGATTATGATGGTTATAAAATAGCATACAATGTTTGGGAATCAACATTATATCCAGATAATTTCTTCAAGCGACTATTTTACTTTGATGAGGTTTGGGTGCCGACCAAGTGGCAGTTTGATTGTTTAGTTGCGCAAGGGTATCCTGCTGAAAAAATATCTATTGTTCCAGAAGGCGTTGACGTTGATACGTTTAAACCAATAGAAAAATACCCACAAAGAGATAAGATTAGATTTGTGCATTTTGGTCGTTGGGATTATAGAAAAGGAACGACTGAAGTGCTCAGAGCTTTTGGTGAGGTCTTTAAAGATGTTGATGATGTAGAATTAATTGCATCAGTTGAGAATCCATACCCGAACGATGGTTTAAAGTCAACAGAGGAACGAATTAAAAAACACGAAATTGATACAGAGAAAATAACCTTTGTTAATTTTCCATCGAGAGAAGAATATGTAAAATACTTGCAAGAAGCACACGTATTTGTTTCTTGTGCTAGAAGTGAAGGTTGGAATCTACCGCTTATTGAGGCGATGGCTTGCGGTACACCGGCCATTTATTCTAATTGGGGTGGTCAACTAGAATTTGCTGAAGGTAAAGGTGTTCCGGTTAGTATCAAGGAATTAAGACCTGCTAACATAGAAAGAAAAGAATTTCCAGGCGAATATTGTGAACCAGATTGGGATGACCTTAAATGGAAAATGAGACAAGCGTACGATTATCAAACAGCTATGTGGATTAAATCCAGATCTGATGCTAAAGATATTCACAAGAACTTTAATTGGGAAACAATAGCTGAAAACGCATCAAAAATAATCAACTCTAGATTCAAATCGTTTGCGTTTGTTACAACCGGTAATTTACAATACATGCCGGTGATAGAGAAAATGGTCCAATCATTATTGGAATTCAGCAATCAAAAAGTAATTGTTTACGGTGTTGATTGTGAGGTTCCATTTGATTACCCTAATGTTATTAAGAGAACAATAAACCCACCAAAAATTTCAGAACACGATAAGTGGTATTGGAAACAATGGGCTTGTTTGGAATCATTAAACGAAGATTTTGATTATTATATTTGGGTTGACGGTGATGTTGTTGTTAATTACAATATCGATACCGTTACAAAATATTTCAAACATGTTGGTAGATATCCATTGTCAGATATACATGTTCAAGAAGAATTCTTTGGAACATATGATGACGGTAAAACGCAATTGTTCAATGAAGAGTTAGCTAAAAGATGGGGAGTTGAAAAACAACAACCATACATGCATATTTGTTTCTACATTTATAATCAAGGTTCAAGAGGTTTTTTTGATGGTATATTGGGATATTATGACACAATGATGAAAGGTAGCCCTGAAGATTATAAACGATATTTTTTATGGAATGATGAAGGTATTGATAATGCAATAAGATGGAACCACGGTTTTACTAATCATTTACCAATATCAAATTTTGATACATCATCATATGATGGGGATGAAGGGTTTATTGATAAAACGTTACATCAGTTTTATAAGTTCTGGAATGAGGATGGACCACAAAACTTTAATAGAATATTTGGGTATCAATTTATACCAGAAGATAAATCAAACATATTATATTTCCACGGGAATAAAAATGCTGAGATATCAGACAAGATGATTGAGTTCATTAAAATGAAAAGAGATGATTCATTTTATAAATCATATTGCTTTTATACTGACGTATATAAATTGGAAAACTTTAATCAATATTTCAATATTGAAGGGGGTACAATTGAGATAGCAAATAAACATGGTTGGTTTGTTGCAATATTTCACGAGATATTTAATCTTTTGGATTATTATAAAAATAGAGAGAGAAGAATCTTTGATGGCGACGTTGTAGTTGAGTTGGGTGGGAATATTGGTATCTTCAATAGATGGGCATATAGTCAAGGTGCTAGTAAAGTTATTTCCTTTGAGCCAGATAAAAGATACTTTAAACTTCTTTCATTAAATGCTGACCCTCGTTCTATTTTATTCAATGCTGCGGGAAGTGATTCTATTGGCGAATTAAGTTTATTTGAGAGTACACACATAGGTGGGTCTAATTTATTTGGAACACAAGAAGGTGCTAAAGAATATAAAGTAAGAACATATACATTAGATTATCTTTTTGAAACTGGATTGGTTGACAAAATAGATTTTTTAAAGGTTGACATTGAGGGGGCAGAACATCAAGCATTCAAAGGTATCAGCGATGAAAACCTAATGAAAGTTAAAAACATTTCAATGGAATATCATCATAGCCACTTTGATTATGACGATGAATTGAGGCAAGGTTTAATTAATCGAATGACTAGATTAGGTTTTAACCCCTACACATTGTTTATGGGTGATAATAACGCGCTACAAATGATATATTTTACAAGATGAGTACATTAGATAAATTAGCAAAATCACACGGAACTGATAAGAGTTCTGATATACACAATTACTGCGTTAAGTATGAAAAGTATCTACCATTTAATCGTTATGATAAGTTAATGATGATGGAGATTGGTGTGTTAGATGGTAAATCCTTATTAACTTGGAAGGATTATTTTTATCGTTCACATATTCTAGGTATTGATATAAATCCTGAATGTAAAAAATACGAAGAAGAAAGAATTACAATTGAGATTGGTTCTCAAGCTGATGGTGGTTTCTTATCTAGAACCAGCGAACATTATGGACCATTTGACATCATTTTAGATGATGGTTCACATATGAATGACCATGTAACTTATTCTTTCCAACATTTATTTGATTCAGTAAAACCGGGTGGTGTTTACATTGTTGAAGATTGTGCCACAGCTTACTGGGATGAATACGGTGGTGGTTATTTAAAACCAAGTACAAGTATAGAATATTTTAAATCCTTATCAGATGATTTAAACTTCCGTGGACTAATGAATCACAATAAACCAAATGTACACGCAAGAAGGGAAGATTGGTTAATTGAAAATTCAAAAAGCATCCCAACATGTAGAACGGATATTGAATCCATAAATTTCCTAAATGGAATTATTATTGTAACTAAGAGATAATGTACACACAATTCACTGAAGATATATTTGTAATTGATTGTTGGCTTGACACTAAAGAGAAAGAGCTGGCACTAACTAATTTAATTGAAAGGGTTAAAGTTTATAATATACCAATAATACTATGTGGTCATTATCCAATTAAACCTGAGTTCCAGGAAATGGTTGATTATTGTATCTATGACAAGAACAATGATATTTTAGAAGAAAAGGATTTTGAAGAGTATGGTGTTGTTAGTGATAGATGGACAGAGACAGACGATTTTAAAATAAGTAACAAGGTTACATTCCACCATGATTATGCTATATGGTTAACAATGAAGAATGCTTTTAACCTAGCAAATCAATTGGGTAAGAAGTACATACACTTTCTTGAGTACGATAACCTACCAGATGAAATTCAATATCGCCAAGCATTTATTGAATACATCAGACATCATGATGCGGTTGTTTATGAATATAGTGAAGGATCTACTAATGAGGCGTCACCCTTTTCCGCCACCTACATATTTTCAATTAAAACAGACATTGCATTAAGTTTGGTTAATAAAATTAACAGTAAGAAGAAGTTCTTTTCAAGAAAACAACATGAATGGCAATTAGAAAAAACGTTTTACCAAACATTACAAACTGTTACTAACAAAATATTTGTAACAAAATACATTGCTAATGACGATGAGTTAAATCTCTTTGCTGCGTGGAATCGAGATGGTATCAATAGAAACGGCGCTAGATTTCAAACATATCTAGGTGTTGACGATAATGAAGATTTGTCAATTCATTTTATATCTGGTTTTAACGATAAACCGGCTACGCAAGATTATGTGGTTGAAATCAACTATGGTGATGTTAAAGAGTTTTATAAAATCATTAAAGGTAATTTTCATTTAAAAAAACTTGGGAAGTATGTTAAAGGGTTACCGGTTAAAGTGTATTATCAAGGAATAGAAGTATTTTCAGATTCTCTTTTAGATGATGTTATGGAATTTAAACGAAAGAATAATATAACAAGAAAAAACAAAGAGATATCAAAAAACATTAATGTTAATTTTATTGACGGACCATTCATTGAGATACTAGAAAAAACCACCAAAGAATATCATATTGAATTTATTGATAATAAAAGTGGAAGAGTGTTACATGAAACAAATATTAAAAGTAATCACTGGGCTAAAGCGTCAATAAAATATTATGTTGATTGGTTAATAAAGGTTAGTGGTGTCGATAACGATTTTTACTTTGAACATAAATTTAACCCTAATGAAAATAGATTCTTCATTAGTTTTGAGAGCAAATCATTAGGTGACAGTTTAGCATTTATACCATATGTGGATGAGTTTAGAAAGAAACATAATTGTTCAGTTGTTTGTTCAACATTCTTTAATGATTTATTTAAAAATGAATACCCTGAAATTGAATTTGTTTCACCTGGTTCAACTGTTAATAACATCTACGGTCTTTATCGAATCGGTATGTTCTATAATGATTATAAAATGATTGATTATGATAAACATTTGACCGACCCCAAAAAGGAGCCATTATTAAAAATTGCATCAGATATTTTAGGTTTAGATTATAAGGAGGTTAGACCCAAGTTACCAAAAATTGGTAACACTAAACAGAAATTAGTAACTATAGCAATTCATTCTACAGCACAAGCGAAATATTGGAATAACCCAACTGGTTGGCAAGATGTTGTTGATTACTTAATTGGTAAAGGATACGAGGTTAGGTTGTTATCAAAAGAAGAAGACGGTTACATGGGTAACATTCACCCAAAAGGAATCACACAGCAACCAGCAGGTGATTTAAACAGTGTAATTAAAACAATACAAGAATCTGAATTCTTTATTGGTATCAGCAGTGGTTTGAGTTGGTTAGCTTGGGGATGTGGAACTCCGACAATAATAATATCCGGATTTACAGACATATTTACAGAACCATTTCAAAATATTTACCGAGTAATAAATAAAGAAGTTTGTAATAGTTGTTGGTCTGATTATGATTTTGACGCCGGTAACTGGAATTGGTGCCCAGTACATTCAAATACCGATAAACAATTTGAATGTTCTAAACAAATAACATCAAAACAAGTTATAGGGGAAATTGATAAATTAATTAACTAACATTCAAACGAACAAGTATTTATCTAAGTATAATACCATATTTAGATGAATATATTTGACGCACACATATCGGGATCATTATCCGTATCAAGTTCAGCCGAAATTTCGGGTGATTTAAAAGTTTTAGGAACAATTAGTGGTTCCTTTAGTGGTGATGGCTCTAATATCACAAACATCCCAGCGGGTGGTGTTGTTGGACTTAATTTAACACGAATAGCTGACGGTGCATCAACAGCATCAATTTCAAATACAGATGGTTTAAGAATTAATACAAATTCAGAAATTACTGGTTCATTAATTATAACCGGTGATTTAATTATAAGTGGAACATCTTTTAATGCCGCGACCTCAGGTACATCTGGCACATCAGGAACCTCAGGTACATCTGGAACCTCAGGGTCTTCAGGTTCAAGTGGCACATCTGGTACTAGTGGAACCTCAGGTTCAAATGGTAGTTCAGGCACGAGTGGTTCATCAGGTTCATCTGGAAGTTCAGGTACGTCAGGTACTAGTGGAAGTAGCGGTTCTTCAGGAACATCTGGTTCTTCGGGAACATCTGGTTCAAGTGGTAGTTCTGGAACTAGTGGAAGTAGTGGTTCTTCAGGAACCGCTGGAACATCAGGAACCTCAGGTTCAAGTGGTAGTTCTGGAACTTCAGGTTCTAGTGGATCTAGCGGAACCGCTGGTACAAGTGGCACATCGGGATCTTCTGGTTCTAACGGGTCCTCAGGTACTTCAGGAACGAGCGGTACATCAGGTTCTAGTGGAACATCAGGTTCATCAGGGTCTAGTGGAACTAGTGGTAGTTCTGGCTCATCAGGAACATCAGGTTCTAACGGGTCGTCAGGTACTTCAGGAACAAGCGGAACATCAGGTTCTTCAGGAACAAGCGGTTCATCAGGATCTAGTGGAACATCTGGGTCTTCAGGGTCAAGCGGAACATCAGGTTCTTCAGGAAGTTCAGGAACATCCGGAAGTTCAGGGTCTAGTGGTACAGCGGGGACATCAGGAACCTCTGGTTCTAGTGGATCTAGTGGATCTAGCGGAACCGTAACAATGAGCGGAACACAAGACAATGGTGTTCTAACACTTAATGGTTCCTCACCAAACGTAACTGCGGAAAATAATTTAAGATTTGATGGTTCACTTTTAACCGTTGTTGGTAACGAAACAATATCTGGTTCCTTAATTGTGACAAACAATTTTACAGTATTAGGTTCATCCTCAATAACATACGTAACATCATCTCAATTAAGAGTTGAAGACAATATTATCACAGTAAACACTGCTAGCCCTGGATCTAGATTTGGTGGACTAGAAGTTCATGATTCAGGATCGGTTGGTATTGCTACTGGTTCAATTCTTTGGGATTCTGTTAACAATAGATGGATTTATCAAAACTCAAGTGAGGCGGGTTATGGTGGCGGTGTACTATTGTCAGGTCCTAGAAGTTCTGGTTCACTAGGTAGTGAATTAACATTAACTAGTGGTAGAGTTGCAAAGTCAGCGGGCGGAGACCACTTAAATGATTCAAATATAACAGACAACGGTACAACCGTTTCGATAAATTCAAATACAGAAATCACTGGTTCATTAATTGTTACTGGTGATAAAATAACAGTAAAAGCGGTTGGTGGTGATGAGGGTGGTGAGATTTTATTAGGTAAAGCAGTAACCAATACAACACTTGTTGGTGATGGTGTTACTGTAGATATTTGGCAAAATAGATTAAGATTTTTTGAACAGGGCGGAACTGCTCGAGGTGCATATATTGATATCTCAAGTTTAGCGGCAGGTGTTGGTACCAACTTGGTTGGTGCTGGTTCATCAGGTACTTCTGGAACTAGTGGTACCTCTGGCACATCGGGTTCTAGTGGAACATCAGGATCTAATGGTTCGTCTGGTACGTCAGGTTCATCAGGAACAAGTGGTACAAGTGGTAGTTCAGGATCTAATGGTTCATCTGGCACGTCAGGTTCTTCAGGTTCTAGCGGAACATCGGGATCTAATGGTTCATCTGGTACGTCAGGAACATCGGGTTCTAACGGATCTAGCGGAACCTCAGGTTCTTCAGGTTCAAGCGGAACATCTGGTTCATCTGGAAGTTCTGGTTCAAGTGGTACATCTGGTTCATCTGGTAGTTCGGGTTCATCAGGAACAAGTGGAAGTTCGGGAACATCGGGTTCTAACGGATCTAGCGGAACCTCAGGTTCTTCAGGCAGTTCAGGATCAAGTGGAACGTCAGGGTCTTCTGGTTCTAGTGGCACTTCGGGTACTTCAGGAAGCTCAGGAACGAGTGGATCTTCGGGTTCTAGTGGGTCTAGTGGAACATCAGGTTCTAACGGATCTAGTGGTACGTCGGGTTCATCAGGTTCTAGCGGTTCTAGTGGAACATCAGGTTCTTCTGGTTCTAGCGGAAGTTCAGGAACAAGTGGATCTTCAGGGTCTAGTGGTTCAAGTGGAACCAGTGGTAGTTCGGGGAGTTCTGGCTCAAGTGGAACATCTGGGTCTTCAGGAAGTTCTGGTTCTAGTGGGTCTTCAGGAAGTTCAGGTACTTCTTTCGCCAATACTTTTAATATAAATCAAAATTTAGGAACAAGTAACTCGCCAACATTTGGTGGTTTAACAATTACAGGTGGTGGTTCAGTTAGTACAACATTGACAGGTGCTAACGTTGGTGATTTATTGTATGCTTCAATTGCAGATAACGATTTTTTTAGATTAAGAGTTGGTGGTACCGCAACAAATGCCGGTTATGTTGAAATAGCAACTTCCGATGATGGTACAGAACCAATATATGTTAGACAATATACGGGTGTTTTTAGTAGTTTAACTAGGACTGCAACATTACTAGATGGTAGTGGTAACACATCATTTCCAGGTACAATTACAGCCCCAACATTCTCAGGAGCACTATCCGGAAACGCAACCACTGCAACTACTGCGGGTAGTGCACCAAACGCTAGTAATTTAAACGCATCTTATGGTGTATCAACGGGTAATGGAAACGGATTAAAATTTTGGGGAGGTTCCGACACGTATAAAATTCATATGGGTAATGCCGCCGAATATTGGTATGGACCTGTGACAGATTATTCCATAAAGTGTAATATAGATAGTGTTGGTTCAACAAGAGGTTTTACTTGGGGACAAAGTGGAGTAACACCAATTGCCGCGTTAAACGTAGGAAATGGAAATTATCAAATTGCGGGAACATTCACATCAGGTGGAAGTATATTACCATTAAGTAATGGTACGTTAAACTTAGGTTCATCTGGAGCAAGATGGAACACATTATTTACATCGGATTTATCGTTATCAAACGGTATTGGTGATTACACAATTGTTGAGGGTGAGGATGATTTGTTCTTATATAATAATAAAAGAAATAAAGTATATAAATTTATGTTGCAAGAAGTAAAACCAGAAGATGCAACACCAAAGCGACCAGAATAATATTGATTAAATAAAAAATAATCATTATATTTTAACAAACCATAAACCAATGCCTTTAGATATTAATAGTAATATAATCAGTTCATCAGATATAACAAGTACTGGTATTTTTAAAACTAAAGTGCAGAGAGATGGGATGGTTTTACATTTAGATGCCGGTGATCTTGATTCATATCCAGGTAGTGGAACTGCGTGGAATGATTTAAGTGGTAATGGTTATAACTTTATTATAAACGCATCGGCTTACAATTCCTCTGGACCAAAATATATGGACTTTAATGGTTCATATGGTTGCGCAAAGAAAACAAGTTCAGATGTCCCTTTGTCTGGTAATGCAACATGTATTTGCTGGACTAGAGTTAAAAATAGTACTGCGGAATGGAGAACTTTATTACGAGGTTTAAGTTCAGGAGCAGACCACCAAGTGATTATTCAATCAGGTGCGTGGGCAATTGGTATGTACGATAACACAAATGGTACAGGTTTTAATAGTAACGGATTTAGTCAACAAAGTTTACCAGCATATGGTACATCTTCTTGGGATATGTTAGTTTGGAGATGGTACGATGCTGAAGTTCCTTATCATCTCTTTAGTTATAATGAAACTGCGGGGGTTATACGAGGATCAATTTCAAGTTCAAACGCAAGATTTAAACATGGTTTTTGTTCTGTCGGCGCATATAATAATGGTTCACAAAATGATCCAAATGCGTCAAGCCAACCTTGGGGGGACATTGGGATGATATCACTTTATGATAGAGTTTTACACCCGTATGAAATAAACGAATATTTTCAAGCAACAAGAGCTAGATTTGGTAGATAAAATAATTTTATGGGTATAGATATTGGCGGAAACGTATTTGATGCAACTGATTTTAACCCAAGCGGTGAGGCGGCAAGCCCTGCGGTTGTAACCAGAGGATTGGTGTTATGGTTAGATAGTGGAAACAATGCATCATATATTAACACATCCAACTATTATGATTGTGGATATGGTTGTCAATACTACTCATCAAATCCCGGCTGTACGAATTGTAACACTCAATGGAAAGATATGAGTGGTAATGGGTACGATGGAACATTCAACGGTGCTACGGCCGTCTCATATAATGTTGGAGGTGGGTCAATTTATTTTAGTGGGTCTCCTGATTTTGTGAGTGCTGGTAATATAGGTTCATTCTCAACATTTACTGTTGAAATTTGGTTTAAATCAGATTCAGTTTCTAACTATAAAAACCCAATCGATTGTAATTTTTTAGTGTTTAATGGGGGGGCTAGTGGATATAGTAATATTGGACCAAGATTGGAACAAGATTCGAATGGAACACTAGGTTGGGTTGTTGGAGATGCTGCTGGAAACTATACTGGAGTTAATGTTGTACCATCAGGATTAAGTTCCTCTGGAATACATTGTGCCGTTATTACTAAAACAGGTGCAAGTAGTTTTTTAAGTTATTACAATGGGGCTAATGTATCAAGTTTAACTTTTTCAAATTGGACGGGAACTATGGCTAATGTAAATATTGGCAGAGGATTTAGCACAAGTGGTGAAAGATGGTTCAATGGTGGTGTATCAATCGTAAGAATATATAATAGAGCATTATCCGCATCCGAAATTTTACAAAATTATAATAACGGAAGACCAAGGTTTGGAGTTTAAAATATTTAATTTATATGCCAATATTATTTAGAAGAACAAACATTTTAGATCCATACTCTTGGGCGGTAGGTTCAGGGGGTACTGGTGCTTTTGGTCAAAACGGAAGTACAGATGAAAACGAAAGAGTAATAGGTACTGATCCTTTTGGTAATAGTGCTGTTGTCTGGGAATCTAGACCAAACGGTTCCGCAGCTGATGATGGTGGTTGGGGCACAGGATTCTATGATGTGGATGAATATTCATTATATAGATGGTCAGTTTGGGTTAAAAGAACAACATCAAGTGCTGGAGGAACATCATATCTGGGACTTTACGGTAGTCCTAATGCTGTTATTAGAATAGATAACGGAGCACAAGAAGGTAATCCATATTGGGAATGTAATGGCACGGGTGCGTATACTCAAAACGTTTGGTATCTACTTGTTGGACATTGTTTTCCATCTAATTACACTGGTGGTGCAACAACACATCCTGATTCTGGTAGATACATAACAAGCGGCAGAAATGGTGGTGTTAATTTTTGTAACATTGGTGGTGACGTAAAATGGTATCCAGGAACGACAGGTGGATATCATAGAGTATATCATTATTATTGTGGTGATAATACAACCAGATTACAATGGTTTGACCCAAGATTAGATAAATGTGATGGCTCAGAACCAACAATATCTGACTTACTAAACAACAGACAAGCAAAATTGGAATCTACAACCGTGACAGTTGAAGGTGCCGCACTTAAACAACAAAAAGTAGTCGCAACAGGTGGTGTTATCACAACTGTTGGTGAATATAGAGTTCATAGATTTAATAGTAGTGGAACTTTCACATTATCATCACTTAGATCGGGATCAATTGAGGTTGAATATCTAATAGCAGCTGGCGGTGGCGGTGGTGGTACTAATATGGGCGGTGGAGGTGGAGGTGGAGGTGTCCTTAATGGAACCACAATTCTAACTCCAACAACATATACAATAACTGTTGGTGGAGGTGGCGCAGGTGCGCCCGCGGGAACCACAGGTGGACACCCAACCGTAACAGGTGGTAATGGGGGTAATTCTTCATTTAATGGTTTAACCGCTATAGGTGGTGGATGGGGTGGTGTTTCATATAACACACAAGGATTAGGTATACATTTTGGTAATTCGGGTGGTTCGGGTGGTGGACATGCCGGTTATAATAACGATTTTGTGGCTCCGGGAACATATGGTTCGGGTGCTGGTACTTCAGGACAAGGATTTAGAGGCGGTTATCAAGGTAACGCATACTACTCAGGTGGTGGTGGAGGTGCAGGTGCCGCTGGTGCGGATGGAAACAATAGACCCGATGGTGGTGCCGGTAAATTAACGGGAATTTTAGGTAAACCATTTTACTTTGGTGGTGGAGGTGGTGGTGGTAGTTATTCACTATCGACAGGTGGTTATGGTGGTGTTGGCGGAGGTGGAGGTGGTGCGTTAGGTACCGCACTTGGTGGAAGAAATGGTTTAGCGTGGGGTTCAGATGGCGGTGGTGGTGCATGTTGTACATGGGCTAACACACCTGGCGGAAATGGCGCAACAAACACTGGTGGTGGCGGTGGTGGCGGTGCTCACTATAATGCAACAAATAAGGGTGGAGATGGTGGAAGTGGAATAGTTATAATAAGATACAAATATAGATAATATGGCACATTTTGCACAAATAGATTCTAACAACGTAGTTGTTGATATTTTAGTTGTTCCTGATGAACAACAACATAGAGGAAATGATTATTTATCCAGTGATTTACAATTAGGTGGAACATGGATTCAAACATCATATAATAGTAATATAAGAAAAATGTATGCAGCAATTGGGTATTGGTATTTACCCGAATTAGACATTTTTTTACCACCCAAACCATTTGAATCGTGGTCTTTGGATACAGTTAATCAAATTTGGAAAGCCCCAATTGAATGCCCTGAACAAGAAGAAGGTAAAGTACATATTTGGGACGAAGAAACCCAACAATGGAGAACCGAACTCTTACCCATTGCTGACGTTAATAATTTACCAGAACAAGCATTACCTTAATTAGAAATTTAAAATGGGAGAAGTAACAAACATAGAAATTTATTTAGAAAACCAATGTTGGTACGTAAAATACGTACAAGATGGTGAAACAATTATAAGTAATCCATTTATGGAAGAGGAACACGCAACCAACTATTGTGTAAGGTATTTACAATCAACAAATACATAAAATATCGTACCGCTTGTTAATCTAAAACTTTACATTTAATAGAAAAATATTTACATTTACTATCAAGTTTATATAAAATGAAACAAGAAACTAAAGGTAAATTTATTAAATCAGAAAAAACTTTGGTGGTTCTAGAAACTATCGGTGTAATAATGAGGATTATGGCATTCGGTATGTTATCCATATTAAACAAGGACACACCGTTTTTATTGATGTGGATATGGAATACTATCGATGCGTTAATATTAACTTATTGTGCTTGGGAAAGAAGCAATACACCATATATCATACTTAACATATTCTGGTTAATAGTTGGTGCTGTTGGAATTTATAATAGTATTTAAACTTTTCTTTTAATCTCAATTTTCATATTACCAGTACGATATTCACCCGGATCATATTGTGGTATGCTTAATCTTAAACGATAAAGTGTCATAATATCTTCCGGAGTGAATTCACCCTCTTCATATACCATAACATCAACAGTTTCAGTGAACAGGAACTTACTCCTTAAATCATAATTTGTTGTCTTCTGTTGCACATCAATATAATCTTCAGGAACCTCACCCAAATCAATCTTATCGAAGAATGGTTCTATCTCAAATAATCGATTTCTGTTTCTAGTGGTTAAACCCATAGAAAATGTTTTAAAGTCAAAAACAGAATCTTCCCAATATCTAATTTCATTAAACATTGAAATTGGTATTCCCCACTTCCTTACAAAATTTCTATTAGAATTCATTTCAATTTGAATTCTGTTATGTTTAAATTCCTCGCTGAATCTAGATGTTTGACTAACAAAATGATAAACAACTGCTTTGTTGGTTGTCTTTAAATCATAGCCCTTTAATTTGGTTCTGATGATGAAATCATCGTCTTCACAAAACGCTGGGAAAAAACTAAATCCATCGAAGTATCCAACATCCTCGAATAATTTTTTATATCCACTCATAAAGAATGTACCACCGCTAACAATCTTGCTCTCACGGTTTCTTTGTTCCAGATATTGATTAAATAAATCGTACCTAAAATCAAGAAACGATGAGCCGAGGTCCATGATTTCTTTCCCCGGCCTAATGTGACCTTTAAATATCGGGGGTTCAACAGTCGTGTAACATAATAATGTTTTTTCATTTAAATCTTCTTCTAATGCTTCTAAAAAACCATGACCAATAACCATATCATTATGTATTAGAACCAATTTCTCGGTGTCTACCAGCTTGATTCCGGCGTTATATGTGTCGGAGAATGGTAACTTATCATCGTCGTGAATAAATGACAAATTTTCGTCCATTAACGACTCTAACCATTCTTTGGTACCATCATTAGAACCACCACTACTAATCACTAATGGAGTTGTTGGATACAACTCTCTTAGATGTTTATAACATTCTTTAGTTATAGATAGGTTATTGTAAACAGCTAATACGAAACTTATATTCATTTATGTAATCTTCAATATTTTTTTGTGGTTTCCACCCCAATAATTTTTTAGCTAATGAACTATCGCACAGTGTGTTTTGTGCTTCACCAGGTTTATCGTCCATGTATACTCTCTCACCGCCAAACATATCTGCAATTTGGTTAATAGAGTAATTTTTACCTCGACCGAGTTCAAAGGTATTCCCCCAAGATTCGTTTTCTTTAATTTTAATTAACCCATCAACAATATCGTCAACGTGTGTAAAATCTCTTTTCTTTTTACCATTACCATAAATTGTTAATGGTTCATTCTTTTCTGTTAAGTTTTCCCATCTACCGATTAATGTTGTGTAGCCACCAGTTTTAAGGTGATGTGGACCGTATACATTATAAAACCTAGCTATGGATGATTTAAGATTATAATGTTCCTGATTCAATGCAATAATTTCTTCACCAATACTTTTACTAAAGGTATAAGGGTTTTTAAATTTACCACTATGGTGTGAACTACTACCTGCATAAATTAATGGTATATTATACTCACCACAAAAATGCGCTAATAGAAATGTAGCGGTAGCGTTATTGTTAAAATAAGTTACAGGTCTTTCAAATGATGGTTGAATTCTAGCGATAGCGGCTAAATGGTAAACAACATCTATTGTGTCACCAAAATACGCCTTACCGATGCTTTCTTTAATGTCATGTTCAATGTACTCAGCACCTTCAACATGATTTGATTTAACACCTGTTGTATAATTGTCGAATGATGTCACTGTGTGACCTTCAGCAATTAATCTTTTAATTAGATTAGTACCAACAAAGCCGGCACCACCAGTTACAACTACATTCATTATTTTTTAGATTAAGTTAAAATTTTTTAAACCTCTATTTTCACTATCAATGTTTGAGTTTTGAGTGCCAGATATATAACCTCTTTCACCTTCAACACAAAATTCTGAAACCCTATAATACGGTGATCCTTGCAAAACTTTAATGCGGTTTTTATTTATAAAACTCATCAATGGGTAAACAGTGTTATTCCAGTCACTAACTTGGTGAACATCTCTATTACCAAATTTCTCACCAACCCTTGTTAATTTAACCATAGACAAATCAAATTTACCACCAATTTTCTCTATCATAGATTTTTTAAAAAATTCACAAGAACCTCTTAACATACCAATTGGAGCACCCACACTGTTTGTCCATATTTCCCATTTGTCAAATAGTTCGTGCTCAATAACTTTTTTAAACCAATCATCTTTAAGGATCAAATTATCGTCATGTGTAAATAACATGAACTCATAATTTTGATAATTGTATTCTTCTAACCATTGATTGGAACATCCCCAATCACCAACAGTGTTTGGATATTCTTTATAAGTCCAACCTAGATTTTCAATTTCTTCAATTGTTGCAATTTTAGAATATAGTTTTTCATCTAAATGTTTTCTATCACCTTTTAAAACCACATCTTTCTTTTCTATTTCAGAATATTGCGGATCCCTATGTGAAACACAAAACATATCCATTGACCAATCATCTGGAAGTATTTGTTTAGATATACTTTCATAAAAATGTAATGGGTAGTGCCACCCGGAACACACTACTGCAATTTTTTTCATAATAATATTTTTGAAACTGATGGAAAATTTTGATTCAAAACCTCGTAGTTTATTTTATTCTTGATTGAATTTATTGGTATTTTATTATACTTTTTCATCCATTCAATATTATCTCTTTCTATAGAACCACCTTCAAATATCATTGTTGCACCATTCTCAAGATTATTTTTAACCTTATTAAAAACATCTGTTATTGTGTTACCATCATTTGATATGTCTAAATGAAGTAAATCAAAATCTTCAACATCCCAGTCACTTATATTCATTTGTTTTAATTCAATAAAATCAAGTAATGAATACTTTTTAAGCGATTCCTTTGTTTTATCAATTGTTGAATGTTTATATGGATAGGCATCCCACAAATCATAACAGATTATTTTACCACCGTTATTAATTTCTTGTAACGCCATTCCCATACTAATTGCAGAATAACCATTTAACGTACCGAATTCAATTATTTTCTTTGGTTTTAATTCTAAAACTAAATTATATAATGTTTGTCCGATATCATGTTCACTGTACGAACTTTCAACCTCAGGATTTTTATAAATCATACTACCAACCTTTTTTTATGCAATCAACAATATATTCCCTTTCTTCTTTAGAAACCCACCAGCCAACTGGTATTGATGACACTTTTTTAATTGTGTTATCTAAATTAGGTAATATGTTTTTATATTCTCTAACACAAGAATGAACATCATTTCTTTCATGAACCTGAGATGTTGCGATACCTTTTTCAGACATATATCTTTGAAAATCATCTCTGTTGTCAACAAGAATACTATAAATCCAAAAAGAAGATTCTCTGTCTTTATGTCTCTCTAATAACTCAACACCACTAACATTTTTAAGTTCCTTATCATAAAATTTAGCATTCTCCTTATGTTTAGATGTAATTTCGTCAACGTGTTTAAAATTCTCATTACCTATGGATGCATTTATGTCATTCATATGAAATTTAAAACCCCATTCAGATATGTCAGATTCACATCTAAAATCTTTTCTGTTTCCATCTCTATCAATACCATACCATCTTAATAACTTTGCTCTTTTGTAAAGATCATCATGTGGTAAAAATAATAAACCACCATCACCAGAAGTAATGTGCTTTATTGCTTGTAAACTAAAGGTACATATATTTCCGTGAGTACCTATAAATTTATTTTTATATTTACTACCCATAGCATGTGCACAGTCCTCAATAATTGCTGGCTTAAATCCATATAACCTATATGATTGCTCTTGTATGTCTTTTAATTTATCTAAATCAATAGGATAACCACCCCAATGCACAACAAAAATCGCTTTAGTTTTTGGTGTGATTTTTCTTGCTAAGTCATCTAAATCCATATTTAATGTCTTTGGATCGATGTCTACCCATTTAATATTGAAGCCATTTGCAATTATAGGCCAATTAGTTGCTGTGCACGTTAATGGTGTTGTTAATATTTCATCACCAGGTTCAATCCCAGGCCAACTTGATTCATATTGTGCATATCCATCAATGCCTTTTAAAAATTTATTGGGTTTTTTTAATAAGTGTAACGCTAAATGTTCAGCAGACGTTGCTGAATTTAGAGTTAATATTTTATCATGTCTAAAATATTGTTTTACATTTTCTTCAAACGCATCAACAACTGGACCCTGACCGATAAAACCACTTTTTAGCACCTCGGATACTTTATCAGTTACGGTATCTGACATAAAAACCTTAAATAACGGTATACTTTTTTTCATTTACTATTTTATTTATTACAATTTAATTATTTTTTTTTATATTATAAAGGGGTTTAAATGCACCCCCATTTAATACTTTAAATGTCTTCCTTGGTCGTCAAAGTAATCATTACCACTTTTCTGCCCTTCCATTGTGAAAAGGTTGGCGTAACCTTTTAATCGTTTTCTTTTTAGTTTATTACCCATCTTCCATAAGCAAAATGGTAAACTGATTTGATCCCTAGACGAGAATTTACAAATCTGTTCCCACCACATTAGTTGAAATTCTTTTGTTGCGTTAGTTGTTTTAACTATAAATGTCGACATCTCGTACAAACCCAACTTCTCAGGTACCCCTAACGACTTATAATATCTAAATTGCAACTCAACTAATTCACGATAATCTAATTGCCACTGAGCAACAGCTTGCATTTCTTCATAGGTACATTTCCTATCTGGATGTTTAAATAAAAGAATATCATTGTCATCTCCGTACTCGTCAATTATAAGTTGTGGGTCCATCTTTAATTGATGATTACCATCTTCCCATATTATGTATTCATACTGTGGGAACATTATTGCTGATAATATTTTATACGTTTTAGCATTTCTTCTATTAACGTATTTGTCTAAGGATGAGAATTTTAAAACTTGTCTTTGTTCCCAAACTTTAACATCATATTCTTTATCAACAAATGCTATGTAATCACAGTTATCAAAAACTTGAGGTGGATCTATTAGTTTATCCTTACCGTCTGTGATGGATGTTAAAACTAAAAATTTTTTCATATTGATTTATAATACTTATTTTGTTTTTCTTGCTTTGAAATTGTTTTGTGGTGTTGAATGCAATATACGGAATTTGTTGGTAATGTTGAAAAATTCTGCCCACCAATAATCTTCTCATGAACTCTGCCATACCAAGACATATTTTTTCTATAAACTCTGCCTTGCCAATCAGGAAAGTTAACATAGTTGTTTTCATCTAAGCGCCACCCCCATTGTTTAATATGTTCTTCAGTTAAACCTTGAACTGTATTAATTCTTGGTACAAATATAAGGTCAACCTTGGGATTCATTTCTAATATGGTACTAATATTTTTAACCATATATTCATCAATCATCTCATCTGCATCTAATTGAAACACATAGTCCCCAGTACAGTAATCATTTAATTTATTTTTCCAATCGGCAAAGTCATTATCCCAATCAATACTTCTCCAGGTTTGAACATTTGGTTTAATGTTAAATGGTAATAAGAAATCTAAAACTTCTTTGGAACCATTCTTCTCATCAAATAAAATCACAATCTCATCTTCAATTCTTTTATTCTCTAAAAGAAAAGGTACTAATCTTTTAATTTCATCTAACTCATTACAAACTGTTATGGCAAAACTTATTTTCATTTGTTTTCTTTTGCAAATATTTTAAGTTTTTTCCCGTCTATTCCGTTAAACTCAAGCGAACCTGTTGTGCTGTTATCGATAACAAATGTAAGTTGATTTTGACCCTCATCAAATGATGTTGCAAAAACAATTGGTTCATCATCGTCAAACTGAAACGCCCAAACACAATTATCTATTTTTGGTGACTGTAAAAAAAGAACACTACTACTACTAGTAAACAATAGGTCATTAGATGCTAATTCGGGATTTATTATTGAACCCGCTTCAATAGTACTTGCTGGCATAACTAATTGATTTTTTCTAATTTAGGTAGAACTAATTTAGTCATTTTTGGTTGATTTACCAAATTTTCAACCATGTTTTTTAACTTATTCTTCATCGCTTCAAAACTAAAATTGATATGGTTTTGTTCTCTTAATTTTTCAGAACGTTCTGTGAAAGTGTCATAATCTTTGTGTACTATTTTAATCACTTGAGAAAACTCGTCATAATTTGCTGTGAACCACTTTGAATCCGCAAGGACGTAACTATCAACTGCACTTTGATGTACGGGTGTTAGTGAACCCCCAATTAAGATTGCTTTGTCAATCGGTAGGAAATCTCTATGACCAGACCAATTAGATGCTATGATTGGCTTTCCCGTCATTGAGAACTCTAACAACGGTCTACCAAACCCTTCACCTTTTGTTAACGATACCATTGATTTAACTTTTGGATGGTTATATAGATTATTCATTTCATCGTCCGTAAGTTCGCCAAAAATTAAATAAACCGATGGTGGATTCTCAATACCAGCAACAACTCCCTCGATTTTCTTACGCATCTCTTCTCTAGCTTTAACTGAGAAATTTGTTGATGATGTTTTAAGAATTAGTGCTGGTTTATTTTCGTGTTCACCTTTAAATGTTTCACAAAAAACTTTTATCAACATCCCCACATCCTTTCTATCTTGACCTGTAGAACCTTTTAACCAATGCCCAACAAACAAGTAACAGAAATCTTCTTTTACGTTGATTTTCAATGGTTTATTTAATTTTGTTAATGTGTTTTTATAAATCGACGTATCAACACCCTCAAATAGCACCTCAATGTTTTTTGTGATTCTATGTTGTTTAACTAACTTACCAGTATTATTTTCGTTCTCGTTATAAACGGTTGAAACTAAAACCTCTTTAGAAAAATTAGAGGTTACAATAATTGAATCCATCCTATTGCAACCATCAATCCAATCTTTTGGTGCTATGGTTGTTTCAATACCCGCCGTAATTCCTATGTTGTATTTGCCGACTGGGTTGAATTCATTCGGAACTGTTACCTGAACATAAACATCTGGTGTTGCATTGGTTGAATTAATTATGTTATTCTCAATCCAAATATGGAATGGTTTGTTTTTGTTTAATGCGGTCATTGGCGTTACACCCCAAGCACAACTATCGATTTTAATATCAAATAAATCTAATTCGTACAATGCTTGTAAAATATCTCTTGAATGAGCACCATAACCACTCATGGTTTTTACCGGCCCTCTAAATAATAAAAATGGTTTACTCATATTACTTTATATAATTCAAATCTTTTTCTTGGTTTATATTTTTTTAATGTTGTTTCAATACCATCTATAATACCATCACACATTATTTTTGATGATAGGTTTTGTATCGCGAACTCACGACCCTCTAACCCAACTTCTTTTCTTTTTTCTTTACCCTGTTTGTATACCGTATAAATTGCTTCAGCAACATCATCATCATTCACTCTGTCGTCAAAAATATATGGCGTGAGCGGTGATCCGTTAAGGTTAATAGCCGCCGGCCAAACAGGAACAACCCAGCTACCTGGAACAGCATCCTTTGTTTTATGTAAGGTTTTTATATTGATGTAATCATCAGCGGTATAGTCAAAACCACATTGGTCTTGTAAACCACCGGTAACACTAACAATAATAGGTGTTCCAGCCATAATACTTTCTGCTGTTGCCAAACCAAAACCTTCATTATTTGCTATATTAATTGTACAATCAGATAAATTATATATTTGATTTAATGTGTCCTGTTCTATTTTTGTGTTAGTGAACCTAACATCATAGTTTGGACACAACGCATCAACCACTGCTAATAAATCGGTTCCATTGTTATCTACTGGTGTTGTATGCATTAATAGTAAACATTTATTAGCTTCCTCTTTCGTTAATTTATCACAAAAAGTATTAAATGAATATATGACATCAGATGGTTGCTTTCTTCTAATATTTCTATTATTAAAGAATAATATAAAATCATATTCCTTACCACCTAAAATTGTTTTAGTTAGTTGTTCATCAATTACATCCAACGGCTTAAATACGTTTGGGTTAATACCGTGTGGAACATATGATACTTGCCAATCTTCGAATTGTGATTGTGTTGCTTTAGTGTTGATAGCCCCAACTCGCTTAACAATACCGTATGTTTGTTTAGAAATGCAACCAATCCAGTCACAGCTTTCATACGAATCTTTATTATATTTAGGATCTGGTAAATCATCCCAAACATGGTAATATAAAATAGGGACCTGTTGTCTAATTTCATGCTCATTATCATATAACCATTGCCAGTAATGTGGATCGGTAAAATGTAGTATTGCATCTGGTTTTTCAAGTTCAATAATTCTTCTCAACATCGCAATATCACCGTAACCATTATATGTGTAAATTTTTGCACACGCATCTTCAATACCAGTTCTTTTCCTAATGTCATCATTTAAATCTATAATCTTACCATTTTCTGGATGTGATATAGCGGCTCCTAATTGTACCCAATCAAATTTATGAATGGTTCCTAATACAATCTCTTTTGACATTGTTGAAATCCCAGAGGTCATTCTAATGTCATCAGATAATAATAATATCTTCTTCTTCATTAATTAAAACTTTTTCTCTGACCCATGATTTATTTTATGTGAGTTTACTTTAACCCTAAAACTCTCATCACAATTGTATAAATCCATTGCTCTATTTACTAATTTCTGTAAGTTTATTGAACCGTCAATTACTTCAATCTTAAATTTTTTGTATAAGTCGTCAATGACGTGTACCGTAGTTAGTTTTGTTTTTGTTTTCATAATATATGTATATCAATATATATCCTTATGGCAAAAAAAAGGGGAGTTAACCCCTCTTAATTTCCTGATTTAGTTGCCATTTCTTTTAGCACAGCGCTAATTTTAATTACTTGATCTGAAGTTGTGTTTTCAGGTAGTGGCACCGAAGTTACTTGTGGTGTTTGTTGTGTTGTAACCGGGTTGTTCTTTTTTTTGCATCCGCAGGCCATATTTTTTGTGTTTTAAATAATTTTATTTATGTTCTATAATAACGATTTTTATTTTTATTTTAAATATTAAACTGGATTTTTTTTCGTACCTAGATATAGGTTTGCGTAGTCCCCAGGTTTCCACCCATCACAGGTACCGGCCGGAAATTCAAAAACCATATTACCTGACGCTGTGTAGTGCTGACAATCTTCATCAGAACATGGTTGACAATCATTAAACACCTTTGTTACCCTATCATTAGTAACAAAAACGATATCTAATGGTATCAAACAATCCTTCATCCAAAATGAATGAAAACCTTTTTTGAGTTTAAAACCCATACACCCATCCAAGGACTCCCTACCCATCATACCCTGTTGGATATCTTGAGAAAATTCAACCTGAAAGGTTTTACCGTTAACAGTTAATTCCATAACAATAAATATTAGGTATTTTTTTTGTTTTTTAAATAATTTCCCATATATTAGCCCCATGGTATCAATATTTGGAGGTTTATTAGAGTTAAAAGACGAAAACCAATTAACTGGTTTAGCTGATAATTTAGACACAAAAATGGCTGTTAAGCTGTTAGAATTTGCGTTGGAAAATTGTACAGATAAATTCACATTATTTGAGAACCATTTGATTTACAAGTGTTTAGAAACAATTAAATATGAAAATAAGACAAGTAACTTACGTAATGATGATCCTAACGGGGATTCTAATTGAGCGGTACGGAATTAAGGGCGCTGACCCAGATATAGTTAAATACTTTGGATATGGTGCCATATCTTTGGGTTCGTTTAACATTATATTAGATTATATTCGAAAACCTAAAAATAAATAACATGGACTTAACAGCGGAAATGGAGAATTACAACAAGGTTAAAGACATAGTACTGAACAAATTAGTAAGCGAAGGTTTACTAGACCAATCAGATTCGGAAGAATTTTCTGAAAGATGTCAGGTTTTAGCTTACAAAGGTAAATGGTTTAGTAAATGGTTTGATAAGAACGTAAAGTCAGAAAACTCGGATGCAAATCCTAATGGCTATTATATTCGTATAATCGAAATGAAAGAAAAAGAAGATGAAGTTGATAGGTTATTAAGAAGAACAACTGGCAATTATGACGAATAAAAAAGTATATCAAAAGGATTTTTTTATTTATAAAAAAAAGCATCACTGGTTTATTATACCAACAATTGTTTTTTTTTACAATAAAACAGAATTTCTTGAAACCGGAGTTACATCACCATCTTGGGGTTTAACTATAAGGTGGTTAACTTATATGATGGGGATTCAAATACAAGAAACATATGGACATGGAAAATAGAGATACAAGTGTATTAACATTTGGGGCAATTGTTTCCCTATTTGGTGTGTTAGTTTCGTTAATGTATTTTAACGATAAACCCACATCCGTTGTAACAACAAACATATGTAAGGAAGATTCGTTAATAAATTTAGTCAACGAATTACGAATGGATTTGAAAATGCAATCAGATGGGTTTGATTATAAAGAAAAAAGATATTCTGAAATTTTATTTGAATATGAATATGGGGTTGACCATTTAAAAAATTATCAACCACAGGCATATAGAGAGTTTCATAGAATTTTATCCCATAAAGAAAATTTCAGCAGACAAGACGAACAAGATAATATAAAAAGGTTAGAAACACCAAAATGGTAAACATGAATACATTGGATTCCAAATATCAAGACCTATTGCAGGACATTTTAGATAACGGAGTTGTTAAAACAGATAGAACTGGAACTGGTACGATATCGGTATTCGGTAGACAAATTAAACATAAAATGTCACAAGGGTTTCCATTACTTACAACCAAGAAAATAGCGTGGAAGACAATGGTAACGGAGTTGTTATGGTTCCTTAAAGGAGAAACCAACATTAAGTATCTTGTTGATAATGGGTGTTATATTTGGAATGGTGATGCTTATAAGAACTACACTAAAGAAGTAAATGTTCTTATTGATGGTTATATGTGCGGTGATATAATGGGGATGCAATCACATATTGAAGATATGTTTAGCAACCCTGATGATTTAACACCATTAACTCAAGAAGAATTTATTGAGTTAATAAAAACAAATGATGAGTTCGCAAAAACATGGGGTGATTTAGGACCAATCTACGGTAAACAATGGAGAAGGTGGAGAGAAGGTGAGTACACTACTCCCTTAGGGTTAGATGGCCCTTCAATATGGAAAGAAGGTATAGACCAAATTCAAAACTTAATCAATGAACTAAAAACAAATCCTGATAATAGAAGATTAATAGTATCTGCTTGGAATGTAGGTGAATTAGACCAAATGGTTTTACCACCTTGTCATTATGGATTTCAAGTATACACTAGAAAATTAACAGGTGAAGAGATGTGGGATTTATTAAAAAAGAAAGTTGGGGAAGATAAATTTAAATCTATGGTTGATGATGTTGTACCATTTGGTGGTGGGTTAAGTGAGGAATTAGAATCCCATAAGATACCTAAACGAGCAATATCATTAATGTGGAACCAACGTTCAGTCGATACATTCTTAGGTTTACCATTCAATATTGCATCATATGGTTTGTTATTAGAGATTCTTGCAAATGAAGTTAATATGACACCAGAAGACCTAATAGGTAACTTAGGAGATGTTCATTTGTATTCTAATCACATTGAACAAGCTAAAGAACAAATTGGTAGAGAACCATATAAGAATTTACCAACATTAAAGTTTAGTCCAATACAATTGGCACATTTTGAGCATCATATGGACACATTTGATACCTATATAAAAGAATCTCAGCCATATCAATTCATAATTGAGGGTTACGAATCACACCCGTCAATAAAAGCGCCATTAAGTAATTAACATGTTTATCCACATTACACCAGATGAACTAGAACCTGAATTTAGAGAATCCTGGAAATTAGGATTTATAAGTCAGCCATCAATTGATTATGCTGATAACGCAATATACGCAAACTTTGAGGGTAAACTAGTTACAATATTCAGGTTTAAACAATATGGTTGGATAAACGATAATAGGTCTAATACATATAAAGTGAGTGCAGGATCTGCCGGAATCACTATTAACATAGTAAAATCATGAAAGAAAAAATAAAAGAAATTATTATATTAATAATAGTACTGTTATTGTTAACAGTGTCAGCATTTAGTCAAAATCAGTTTGACGATTACGTTAACAATTTAAAAGAGAAACCAATTAAATTGACACCACTATCTTCATTTGTTATGAGTTGGTATGGTGTTAAATATAAGTTAGGTGGCAGCACTAAAAGTGGTATTGATTGTTCACAATTTACCAAGAAATTGTATTGGGAAGTATACGGTAGAAAACTAGGTAACAACTGTGCGGAACAATGGAAACAAACAAAGAGAATTGAAAAAGACAGTTTACTTGTCGGTGATATTATATTCTTTAGAAGTACCCAAAGTCCAAGTGGTTGGCATTGTGGATTGTATTTAGGTAACAGTACATTTGCTCACGCGGCAAATAGAAATGAAGGGGTCAAAATAAGTAGTTTATTCGAACCCCGTTACTTTAAATCATATAAAGGCGCTGGACGCCTTAATTAACGACCTTGTCCTTGATATCTTTTTGGTTTTTGAGCTTTTGGACCGTAACCTTTTTTAGCTTTACCTCTACGCTTTTTACCAAAACTAATCTTTATTGAATTGCTAGAAGAACCTTTTGCCTTTGCCATAATACATTTTTAAAAATAAATAGTTTTTTTTTCTTTTTTTTCATTAATTTTGTTTTAACATCATAAAACACAAATATGGAGGACGTATTAACACAAAGAATAAATTATGCGGAAATCATACCATATCGCAATTACTGTCGATTAGATGATAAAAAATTAGATAATTTGGGTGTTTTTAACAATTCGTTAGATTCCCTAGACGATGATGTTTTTGAATCAGCAATTAGTAAAGCAACTAAAATTATTAATGGGGGTGGTGATGATAGATGGAGTCATATTTTACCCAGTAAAACGGTTGGTCGAATTGTTGATTTACCTGAAAAAAGAGGTAAAAGAAAAGTCAATTTTTTCACTAGTAGTTTAGTTGGTTTAGAAGAAAGAATAGAAATAAACTACGCCGGGAAACTAGGGAATACATCTTTTTTTACAACAAAAAATAGGCACATTGTTGACCATTTTGCAAATTCTTTTTCAGAAATTGTAATCCATACGTTTGAACGTTCTATTAGATTACACGGCGAAAAAATTACTATAAAAATATATCATCAAATTAAAAGTCGGAGGTTTAACAACATCTACTTTAAGAAAAGTTTTTATGTTTACTCTATAACTTTTAATATTAGAACCGGAAATTTTACAACTTTGATAATGCAAAAAAGTGCAAAGATTAGTAGTAAACAATTTAGAACTAATTGTTTTTTTTCTTTACATTCAATTTTATCAAAAGATAATGGACTCATATCTAATCATAATAGCTATGACAAAATGATTGAACATAAAACAAAAACCGAAATTCTTCAAAAACTTGACAACAAAATATTTTGCCAAAAGATTAATGAGGTTCTTGACTTAGGTTCACCGAACCCCGAATCCTGGATAAAAAATAATGATGATTTAATTAAAAGGGTCATTGAAAAATTTGTGTTAGTTAAAAAAATAAAAGTACCAAACGATTATCAAAAACTTTTAATTTCTTCGTACCCGACCGAAAAGTATTTAAAAAAGAATGATAGAAAATTAGTGGCATCAGTCCTTGATTTATTTAAAATAAAATCAAAAATAACAATTAAAATTCTACATTTAAATCCCAATATTCGCGTTGATTTGTTAGCTAATTTATGTTTTCTATTTGGTAAAGATTTTTCAAAATACGTTGCAAACATAGTTGATGAATTTTTTATGGATTCAAATCTTCACAGGGTTAGAAATTTACACACACCCATTTCAAAAGTAAAACCTAGTACTCAATTTGATTATGGAGTGTTTAATCTTTTTGACATTGAAAAGGAAAACTTAGTTAAACTTTTAAACACTAAACCAGAAGATGATATATCTGATACTATCGATTTAATTAATGACCATTTTAATATGATTAAAAAGGTTAGAGATTATGTACCAGAGACATCTCTTAAAGCAAAAAATTGGAATGACTTTAGGGCTGAACACAGTGAGTTGACTAAAATAATTAGCACCATTAAAAAGGGTTGGGTTATAGAATATCTGTTCAACCCTAAAATGGTTAAAAAAGTTGAAGAAACAATAGTTTCAAGAATGTCTGAGGATAATTTTTATTTAATCGAACATTACCCACACATATTAAAACGTGAGGAAGAATATATCGAAGAGGGTAGTCATATGCATCATTGTGTTGCAACTTATGCTGATAAAAACAGATCAATAATAATTTCGTTAAGAAATAAAAATGGTACGGATAGGGTAACGTCTGAGTACGATACACAAACTGGCACTTGTTTACAATCAAGATATTATTGCAACGCAAAACCGCCTGAAGAATATCTAAATGCGTTAGAAATTCTATCAGAACGTGTTGAGACATTTGCTAGATTAGGGATGCTTCATTCAACCGATATAAAGAAAGTTCCAGTAATGATAAATGGTGTTGAGGTTACTAGTTTACCAATTCATACTGCTGGTGGTGGTGTTTTCCATATTAACGCGGATATGAGAATTCCTTTACCATTCTAAACCATTTATTTAATTAAATAAATTCCATATACTACACAAAAGACAAGTGTTGTATATGGAATTATTGCATCATTATTATCAAGAAAAAAGAGAAAAGGATCGAGGTCTGTTATCTAGTTGTGAATTAAAAGTAGCAGAAGATTTTGAATATCTGGTTTACGCATCAGAATATCATTGTGAATATGTAAGGGTAGGGAAAACCAATGCAATAAAATTTATTCACCATTTAACATTGAATAAACTGACGGGTGAGTTTACTGTTACATATCGTATTGATAATGAACACCGTAACACTAGCGTTTTAAAACGTGCTGGTAATTGGGTTAAGAAAAACAATTTTGAATATCTTAATGAATTAACTGAAAGAGGGTTTTATTTTGGTGAGAAGCGAATAAACTATTGGGGTGTCAAATATAAGAAAGCTACTTCAGAGATTTTAGATTTATTTTTAAAATCATTAAAAGCTAATATGTCAACATCATATAACCAGGATAAGGATTACGTTTCGAAACCCTATGTCAACGCACTATATGATTTGATAGTTGATTTCCATTTAAATAAGAAGGGAATAAAACAACATGATGACATTTATAATGACATTATTTACGACTATCCAAAACCTAAATGGTTGAAAAATAATGAATTTAAGTTTATCCCGGCTGTCTTGGATTCATATGGTATTAAATGTAAGTACCTTGTTGGTGAATTATCGTTTAGGGTAACTGAACAACCAATCATTATACGTTCATTAAACTTTCTTTGTAAACTGTTTGGCGAAAACTATCTAGAGTATATTAAACGTTTGAACTGGATGAAAATATGCTCAGAGAAGATAACAGTAAAGAAGGTTTACCCATGTAAAAACGATGCTGAGAAAGAAAGTTTATTAAACACATTAAATAACTGGGATGAATCGGAGATAATGTTAGATGGTAGATTAAAATCTATAAATGATTTGTTTACTATGAGGTCATTTATAGAAGAAAGGGGTTATGTTTTAAAGTACAAATCAAAATCAAGCAGAGACACCTCTAATCTTTTAGAAAAATGGGGATTACTAAAGAAACACTTAAAACTTGGATATAAGATTAGATATAATGTTCCGGATGATGTTATAATGGATCTTGAACAACCAATAAATTACAATGGTAATGTTTATAAACCAATGTTAATTTTGAGTGAGGATCAATTTAAAATTGAAGCGATGACGATGAAAAATTGTATGGCTGGTCAGTTTAATTTAGGGTTTCATTATCTATACATAGCAATGTCATGTGGAAGTAAAAGAGTTAATGTTCAATACCGAAAAGGTAAATTAGTCCAGGCAAGAGGTAAAACCAACATTGATTTACCATCCGAATTTGAAAGGCCGGTGGAGATTTTAAGTAATAGAGTGGTAAAATACGCTGATTTAAGTTGGAAAAGGGAAAAATACGATATCATCAATGGTATAAAAATTTAATATGTTAATAATTTTTTCTTAATATTTTTGTTTTTAATCATTGTTTCGTATATTAGTACCCAGAAACCAATCAAACATATGGACGCACGAACAAAATTAGAAGAAAAGTACAAAAATTATGAAAGAGTTAACACTTTTCGAGGGTGGATTAAACACTTTTACTTAGTTTTGCTATCATTATTCATTACAAAAAAATATTATAAATAATGCAACAGAAAGAATCAAAAACAAACACACATTTTTGGATAAGTTTATTCAAAAGTGGATTAAGATTTGGAGCATGTTATTTCTTATTTAACGAACAGTTTGGTAATGCCGCAATATTTTTCGGATTAGCCGAAGTGTTGGGCATTGCTGAAGAAATCTTTTAATTATGAATTACTTTTTAACACGAGCATTCGTACAAAAACTTAAATATGAACACAACTACAAGACCAACAAACAACCTAAACGCGACAACGTTTCAAGAGTTGAACTTCCAAGCACACCCAGCGGGAATCGGAAAACAATGTATAGTACAATTCTCAAATGGTTATGGGGCTAGTATTGTACAAGGGCCACACACATATGGTGGATCATCTGGGCTTTACGAGTTAGCTGTATTTGGTAAAAATGGTGAGATTAGTTATGAAACACCAATTACCAATGATGTGCTCGGTTACCTTTCAGAACAAGAAGTTGAAAAAACATTATCTGATATAAAAAATCTAGATTAAAATGACAACTGAAACTAAATTAAGAGGTGGCATCGCTTTATCCTTATTATGTTTAATCATGATGACATTTGAATATTTTGAGAAAGATAGGGTTTATCAAGAACTTAAAGTATCGTCGTCAACACAAATTGATAGTTTACGAGATGAATTAAATGTTCAACACATGATTAATGGAGAACTTTCATATAATTGGGAAATATTACGCGAAATAAATCCGATTCTTGCGGATAGTATTGATAATCAAACAGAATAATATGGATACAGATTTTCACATTGGTAATGGAAATTACATAAACCTACAAACAAGTAGTTTAGTTAAATTACAGGAGCAGTTTATAATATACACTGAAGATGGTCCAGTAAAATTAAATGTTGATGTTGTTGCAGATTTTGCAAGCATAGACAAAAAATACCATGAAATATTTTTTAATGTCCTATCTTCTAAATATCTAAATAAGGTTGCCTTTGGGGATAATCCATTCTCTGAATGTAAACCAATTGTTAAAAGAAAATGGTGGGAGTTTTGGAAATCAAAATACATTCAATTATGACAACCGAACAAATTATTGGAACACTTCTTATTATTTTTGGATTTTGGTTTGCCTATGAAATTTATCGGGCACCAATGGTTGACGAAAATAACAGAATAACTAAACCAGGTAAAAAACTCAGTGACTTATGGCGAAAGCGACGTTAGAATATGATTTAAATGAACCAGATGATGTGTTAGCACATCTAAGAGCGGTCAAATCTTTAGATTTGGCATTGGCTTTATGGGATATTGTACATAACACAAAAAAAGGGTTAGAATGGTCAATGGAAGGTAAAGAAATTGACAAATATGACGCCCTAGAATTGGTTTATGAGAAGATACACGAAATATTAGATAACCATAACATCAATACGGACGAACTAATTAACTGATATTTATCATATAAACAAATACTATGGCATACGGAGATAAGGTAATAGACCATTTCAATAACCCACGAAATGTAGGAACTTTGGATAAAAGTAAATCCAATGTAGGTACGGGATTGGTTGGTGCACCTGAATGTGGTGATGTCATGAGATTACAAATAGAAGTGATTGACAACATCATTGTTGATGCAAAATTTAAAACCTTCGGATGTGGTTCAGCAATCGCCTCTTCTTCAGTAGCCACTGAATGGTTGAAAGGAAAGAGTATCGATGATGCGTTGACGATTGATAACATGGATTTAGTGGAGGAACTATCGTTACCTCCAGTTAAGATACATTGTTCGGTATTAGCTGAAGATGCTATTAAATCCGCAATAAATGACTATAGAAAGAAGCAAGGATTACAAGAAATTAAATTCGAGGATATCTTTAATGACGAAAAAAGAGAAAGTGTTAAACAGTTTATTTTAGAAAACAAACAAAAAAATAAGTTATGAGTTTTATCATTGGTAGGGCTTGTGTTGATTGTATGGATACTGCATGTGCAAATGTGTGTCCTGTTGATTGTATTCACGGACCAATTGATATAGAGGGTTCAGGTTCGGAAGTTGGGAAACAAGGTAAAGATGCGTTCCCTGGTGGACAACTTTACATAAATCCAGATATATGTATCAATTGTGGTGCATGTGTACCTGAATGTCCCGTTAGTGCTATTTATGAGGACGAAGATTTAGCAATAAAAGCAGGTGATGAAGAGTATGTTCATAAGAACTACGAATTCTTTGGTTTAAAATATAATTAAGATGGTTACAGTATCGGATAAAGCACTTGAACATGTTATAGAATTAATGATGAATCAGGGGATAAATCCTGATACTCATTATCTTCGTGTTGGCGTTAAAGGAGGTGGTTGTAGTGGATTATCATATGCGATGGATTTTGATGACACAATCACAGACATGGATGAAGTCGTTGATTTAAACGCGTTGAAGGTGATTATAGATAAAAAATCGGTTTTATATCTCTACGGTACTGAATTAGATTATTCCGATGGATTAAACGGAAAAGGTTTTAATTGGATTAACCCACAGGCAAGTCGAACTTGTGGATGTGGAGAAAGTTTCGCTCTTTAATTTTTTTTAACAATAAAACATATCACTATGCTGGATCTTACACCAGATGACATCGAAATCAACCCTAAAGAAAGTAATGACACTAAAAAACCCAAACCTCAAGACGTAACATTTTGGGAAAGTTTAGATTATCTAAAAAAGTGTAGAGATATGTTATCTATACACGAGGAGAATTACATTAACAACATGGCTTACAAATATAAACACTTAAGATAATGAAGGTATTAGAATTATTTGCTGGTAGTAGATCAATAGGTAAAGCTGCCGAAGAAATTGGTATGGAAGTATTTTCATGTGATCTAATTGATTTTGGTGGTATAAACTATGTCGCAGATATCAGAGAGTTTGATTACTCTAAAATACCATTTGTGCCAGATGTTATCTGGGCGTCACCACCTTGTACTGGATTTAGTGTTGCAGCTATTGGTCGTAATTGGAATCACGATAAGACACCCAAGACGGACACCGCTAGATTAGGTATTGAATTGGTAAAAAAAACCATTGAGATTATAAATCATTATAACCCCAAACATTTCTTTATTGAAAACCCAAGAGGTATGTTAAGAAAGATGCCGATTATGGAGCAATTCAAAAGACATACTGTCACTTATTGTCAGTATGGTGATGACAGAATGAAACCAACAGACATCTGGACTAATAGCGATATATGGGCACCAAAACCAGCGTGTAAAAATGGTGACCCTTGTCACGTTGCAGCACCTAGGGGATCTGTCACAGGAACCCAGGGTTTAAAGGGTGCATATGAAAGAAGTAAAATTCCTCACGAACTTTGTTCAGAAGTTTTAAAAAGTTGTCTCGTATATGAAAATCAAACATCCGTTAGTTAAAGGTAGGGTTGTTGAAATAAAACCAAGAATATATTGTGTTGAAGTAGATGACAATTATGATAGAGCAATGTTGTTCTGTCGTTATCAAGAGTTCTACGAATCACCATATAAAGAATTCAGAGGTAAACCATTCACGTGGATGGAGTATATGCGTTTTTATAAAAATGCGTGGAAGAAAAATGTGTTTACATATCCACATGATTGGGTAGGTTACAACATACCCAGTAATATTGTTGAAAAAGCTAACAACGTTTTTTACAAAGAAACTGAATACGATGGAATAATGAACGACATTTATTTTCATTGTACTATAGATTCACAGAATAAAAACGATGGAACTATGTGTGATTGGTATTTGATTGGTGCAAGTAGTAAGGATGTAAGAACCCTAGACCACGAAATTGCTCATGGTTTATACTTCACAAATAAAGAATATAAGAAGTCGGTTGATAAACTTATTAAAACAATTAAACCCAAAAATTACGATTCATTAAGAAAGAAATTAATGAAAATGGGTTATGCTGATGATAAGAAAATCATCGATGATGAAATTCAAGCATTCATGTCCACTGGATTGTATAATACACTAGATAAAAAATGCTTTCAACAGTACGAAAAGGTGTTTATGAAGAATTTTAAATTATTTAATAAATCTTAAAAAAATACTATTTTCTTGATATATATGTATTAGAAAAAACATATCAATGCAAGAAGAGTTCGTTCCTTATCATCAGCACCTGTTACTTAAATGCTGGATAACAAACCCACCAAAAGAGGTTGAGGTTCTTAATAAATGGTTTATCGATTTAGTACACAAAGTCGGTATGGTTGTTGTCGGTGGACCAACTAGTGTTTATGTGGATTATCCAGGAAATGAAGGTTTGACTGGAACAGTTACATTAGCAACATCACATTCATCTATTCACATATGGGACCACTATGAATTACCAATGGCTCAGTTCGACATTTACAGTTGCAAGTGTTTCACGTTAGAAGATGTTTTAAACCAATTTAAACCATGGGGTATTGTTAAAGCTGAATGGGTTATGATTGATAGAAACACAAAGCCAACAATAACCCACGAAGGTGTTTGGGTGTGCGGGCCATCCGATTTATAGATTTATATTGTCTGGTATTTTACGTATCTTTGACATATTAACAAATAAAAATATGAAAGTTATATTTCTGGATCACGATGGTGTGATTTGTTTATCGACCGAATGGGGTGGTAGACATAAGAAACAAAAAAAGGTTGGTAGGAAACTATCCCAATCGGTGGAGTCGTTACCTGTCGATGCGCGCTTTGATAACTTTAATAAAAAAGCTATTGATGTATTAAATGAAATATTGGAAGAAACTAATGCTGAAATCGTTGTCTCATCTGATTGGAAAAGATGGGCCTCTGTTGAGGAGATGGGTGAATATTATGAGTCACAGGGAATCAAAAGGAAACCAATAGCATTCACAAAGAAACTAATTGATAGTGACATACCTCAAAATTTTGTATGGTCTCCTCGTTGGGAATTAGAACAAGAACGTTCAATCGAGATTAACCAATACCTACAAGACCATCCTGAAATAACTCATTGGGTTGCGGTCGACGATTTGAATATGGGTATTCCCCAAACAAATGAAACATGGGGTGAGATGGAAATGGATTGGGGTTTAACAAACTTTGTGTTAACACCAAAAAGTATTGAGGGGATTAAGCAAACTGGGATTAAAGAAAAAATATTAAACTTTTTAAACAATTAAATTATATGGAATATATCCTACCATTTGCTATTATGTTTATCATCGTCGGGTTCATCTCTTGGAGATGGGTAGTCGGTATTGATTATATGAAAGAAAACCATCCCGATTATAAGGGAGAAGATTTTTTAAATTGGGGTGATGACGATAATGACAAGAATCAAATCATGTAATTAAAACAATTTTAATTTAATATCTGGTAATCTGTCAATTTCTTTTTCTAGATATTCTTTTAGAACACTATTACCATATGGAGATAAGTGTTGGTCTTTTATATCGGAGCAATCACAAATTCTTAATTTCTTTTCTTCAGCAATTCTACCAAATAAAAATTGTCTAGGTTCAAATTCGACGAAATTAAGATTTTTTAATTTATCATATAGAATGGTATCTTTTCTTTCTAATAGCGTTTCCACAACACATGTTGAATCCCAGAGATAGTTTATATATCGAAATCCTTTCTTCTCAATGAAAGAATTAAAAATCTCAACATCTTTCATAAATTTATTAAGGTATACCTCTTCATCATAAAAATTCATTATGAAATAATGATAAAAACCATTCAATGTTTTATCTGTAAATTCTAATCCAAATTTACAGTATTCATTAGCCGGTGAATGAAAGTTACCATCAAACCTCAATTCATTTTCACCAATCGGCAAATATAAACGTGAAAGGTAGGAGTATTGTATAACTAATAGTGTATCTTTTACTTCTGTATGGAATGGTTTATCCGAATCACTTATAAAATCATAAACATCTTCCATAATTTTATATGGTCCAGCACCACTACGACCAGCTAAATGATTATTTGTTTCAGTAAATAAACTAAAGAAACCACTCCTAGCTGTGTGGGAATCACCAAAAAAAACTAGATTTTTCATATAACATATATATCTTTGGTCATATTTATATACTATGAGAGTAATAATATCAGAAAACCAATTAAAAAAGGTCCTTAAATCATCTTTAAACGAGAATGATGGTAAGGAAATTTTGGATAAAATACTATCTTGGACCAAAGATAAGATAAATCAAGTAGAAAAACTATTTGATGACCCTAAAAAAGCGGATAAATTAGATGTTGATGTTGATAGTTATTACAACAAATTGGAAGCAATTAGTGGACCAATCGACCAGCAACAACGCGGTGGTTTTAAGTTTCAAGAAAGTGTTGAAGCGGTTCAAATAGGTTTAATTTTATTAGATTATAAATTGCCTAGATTTGGTGTGGATGGTTTATTTGGACCAGAAACAGCAGAAGCGGTAAATAAATTCAAAGAAGATAATAATATAGCGGACATTTCATTGAACGAAGGGTTCATTAACGCTGGGTCAACAAACTATTCAAACTTAAAATTCTCATCAAAATCTAGTGGCGACAATCTTAGTCAAGCATTATTAGATGATATTCAAACTGCAGCATCAAGTGTTAATGTGGTTGCAAAGGTAACAACAGCAAATACTGGTCACAGTTATTTAACAACAACCGGAAATGTGAGTAGACACACCAAAAACATTGCGGTAGATATTGGTTATTTAAATGGTAAAGTTTGTAATGCTAAGGGACCAGAATATGATTGTGGTTCATTTAAAACCGACGGTGACAAATTAAAAGACGCTTTGGTTTCTATGGGCTACGTTTGGAACAAAGAAAAAGGTAATCAAAAAGCCGTATTGTGGCAG